ACAATCTCGCCAAACCAGTCGATTGAGGTCGCCGACACCATCATCCGTGCAGAGGTGGTAGGCGGTAATCGCGTGAGGCTCATCATCGACGCACCGATCAATGTTGTAATCGAACGAGGAGAGAAGAAATGAGTGTGAACATCACGAAGCCGGGGTGGGGAATTACACGAACGGGTGAAGTCAGGGCGATTGTCTTTCGAAAGAGCAGTACTTTTGAGTGGCTGACTATTTCTGCTAGCGGTAATTGTGCATGGGTTGGAAGCAACGGAAGATATTGGGGTTATGAGGTGCCTGTCGATGACCCCGACGACATCGTCCGCCTGTTTGACGGTCCGTCATCGATCCCGCAGAACTCGGAAGACTGGCCAGTAGCACCGCCGACTGATGCGGGGGCGGAAGCATGAGCGGAATCACGATTGATCACACGGGGCGGATATTGAATAGGAGAGAGGTACATGAGCTTATTGTCGCAAGTCAAATCAGCGAAGCAGAATCGACCGCGGAGGGTGATTCTTTACGGCGTAGAAGGGATCGGGAAGTCGACATGGGCAGCGGGGGCACCATCGCCGATTTTCATATCAACTGAGGATGGCATTTCCGACATTGACGTTCCGGCGTTTCCCCAGGCGACTGAATTCGCAAACGTCATGCAGGCTACCTACGAACTGTCGAGAGAGGATCATCAGTTCAAAACAGTCGTCCTGGATTCTGCGGATTGGTTTGAAAAATTTATTTTTAGCCAAGTTTGCACAGACACTGGAGCAAAGACAATCAACGATCCGTACAACAATGAAGTCAATTACGGCAAAGGGTACGATCTAGCAATGGTGTTGTGGGACGCCTGGATTGAGTTGGCCGATCGATGCCGTGATCGCGGTATGAATGTTGTCCTAATCGCTCACTGTCACACACCGAAGTTCAAAGACCCGTCAAACGAAAGCTACAATCGCTACGAACCAAAGATGCACAAAACAACTTCTGAGCGTATCCGCGAATGGTGTGATGAAGTATTGTTTGCCAATTATGAGACATACACTCAGGAAAAAACAGAAGGGTTTAGCAAGCGGACAATCGCTGTCGGGACAGGCTCCCGAGTTCTGTATACAACAGAAATGCCAAGCCACAAGGCGAAAAACCGGTTGGGCATGCCACCGACGATTTCAATGAACCCACAAGAATACTGGTCATATGCGGAAGGGGAAAAAAATGGCGAAGCTACTGGCGAGTGATATAGAACCACAGCCGCTGATCTCTCCAGTGAACGGTGCCCTGGTTGACGACCGAGATCACGACGAGATGTTGCGAGCCTACCAGGATGCGATCGACCTTGAGAATCAACTCAGGGCATTCAAGGCTCGCGTTCGCGATCAACTCTGGGCGTCGACGGTCGGAGGGGAGTCCAAGACCCGGCACATTCTCGGGCGACGATTCCAAGCATCAATTGTCGAGCAAGATCCGACACCGAACGCGACAGTCTTGCGGCAAATCATTCGACATTTCCCGCAAGCGGCCGCCAAGGTGGTGGTTCCGAGTGGATACCGGATCGACAAACAACAATGGAAGAAGATGCAAGCGACCGCGTCACAGTGTGAAGATTTTAATGCCGTGAAACACATGGTGCAGGAAGCAATCAACAGCGGCACAGTGCCGCCACCGCGGATCACTAAAATTTCTGAGGTTCAGTAAGGAGGTTGGAGTTATGGCTGATTTGAGTTTTTTAGGGAATGACTTTGATGCGACAACTGAAAAGGAAATCAGTTTCAGTCCGATTCCAGCTGGAGAATACAAGGTTATTGCGGAAGGTTCAGAGATGAAGCAATCAGCGGCCGGTGCGGAGTATTTATCGATTAAGTTTTCAATACTTGATGGTCAATACAAGGGACGCAAGATTTTCACAAACTACAACCTGCGTCACCCGAAAGCGAATGTTGCGGAGATGGCTCGTGCGGAATTCGCGGCGTTATGCCGTGCCTGCAACAATCCTCGGCCAGCGGATTCGGCGGCTCTACATAATGTGCCTATCATGGTCAAGGTTGGTGTGGCAAAGCGCAAAGATACCGGTGATCTCCAAAACACAATTAAGGGATATTCTCGGCTCGGTGGTGGCCAGCAAAGCGTCGCTAAATCAGCAGCACCTGCATCATCCGCTCCGTGGAGCCCGCAAGGCTAAGTCTTATGCAGCTACGTTATTACCAACGAGCCGCTATTGATGCGGCGTATAGCTATCTGCGTCAGTCGCAAGGCAATCCGTGCATTGTCCTGCCGACTGGCGCAGGTAAGACGCCGGTCATTGCCACGATCATCAGTGACGCGGTCAATCAGTGGGGTGGTCGCGTGTGCGTCCTTGCTCATCGCAAAGAGCTTCTGGAACAGACACGCGAAAAAATCCTACTGATTGACCCGTCGCTTGACGTGGGAGTCTATTCGGCCTCACTAAAGTCACGAGACAAAAGCAATGCCGTAATCTTGGCTGGAATTCAGTCGGTGTATAACAAGTCGTGCGAGTTCGGCAGATTTGACTTGATTCTGATTGATGAGGCTCATCTGATCCCGCCGTCTGGCGAAGGGATGTATCAGACGTTTTTGCGCGAGTCGCTAGTTGTTAACCCACACGTCAGGGCTATTGGGTTGACGGCAACGCCGTACAGGACCAGCACGGGCAAATTGTGTGGACCTGACAATATCCTCAACGAAATCTGCTATGACGTGTCGATTCCTGAATTGATTGCGGGTGGATTCCTCTCGCCATTGATCTCTAAATGTGCTCACCACACTGATACGACCGGCCTGCATGTTCGCAAGGGTGAGTTCGTATCTTCTGAAGCCGAGGATTTGATGATGTCGATTCTCGGTGCATCAGTCAAAGACCTGATTACAAGGACGAAAGACCGTCACTCAGTCTTGATTTTTGCACAAGGCATCGCGCATGCCGAGCAGATCACAGAGCGGATTAACGACGCCGGCAGGTCGGCGGAAATGGTTATTGGAGATACTCTGCCGCGGTTGCGTGAGTTGGCAATCAATAGATTCCGCCGGCAGGAACTGAAATATCTTGTCAACGTCGATGTTTTAACCACTGGATTTGATGCGACCAACATCGACGCCGTCGCACTTATGCGTCCGACGATGTCACCTGGACTCTATTACCAAATGGTTGGTCGCGGGTTGCGAATTGACGATACAAAAGCCGACTGTTTAATCCTGGATTATGCCAGCAACATACAACGTCATGGGCCGGTTGATTGCATTATCCCCGACCAGCCGCGGGGCGGTGGCGGATCGGGTGAACGGAAGCCGTCCAAAGCTCCGGTCAAAGAATGTCCGGAATGCCAATCAATGATTGCATTGGCTTATGAGCGGTGTCCGGATTGCGGTTATATGTTCACAACAGAGGACGGTCCGAAGCATGACGCAACACCAGATGAATCGGAGGTGCTCAGCCATGGATTACCGACGGACACAGAATACGACGTTATTGATGTGTCCTATCACGTCCATGTGAAGCGTAACGCACAGCCCGACTCGCCAAAGACTATGCGGGTGACATACCACATCGGCAATGTGCTGGAGTTTTCCGAATGGGTTTGCGTTGAACATGACGGGTTCGCTGGTGAGAAGGCTCGCAAGTGGTGGACGCAGCGTTCAATGGATCTGTTTCCAGTGTCCGCTGAACATGCTGTTTTGATTGCTGAAGCTGGTGGCATCGCCAATACCGAACAGATTACGGTCCGCGAAAAGCCGGGTGAAAAATATCCGTCAATCATCGCATGGGAAATTGGCGAAATGCCAGCTCCATCAGCAGTAGATGAGCCGTCGAAGCCAACTACGGTTGAGGATGAATGGAATACAAACCTTGCTAAGACGTGGTCGCAGATTGACCCGAATGAGGTGCCGTTTTAATGGAGTTTCTTGACTACGCGATCCGTTACGCGGACAACGGGTTTCCGGTTTTTCCGTGTGTTCCGAATGGCAAAAAACCACTAATTGAAAACGGATTCAAAAGTGCAACACTCGACACAGAACAGATCGAGGAGTGGTGGACTGACAACCCGAACGCCAATATCGGAATTGCCACACAAGGGTTAGTGGTTGTCGACGTTGACGGCGCAGACAACTCATGGCTGAAAGGCGAGGAAGAACTATTCATTCAGTTATCAATGAACGCGGTCTGCGTTACACCTCGTGGCGGTGCTCATTACTGGTTCCGGCAAGCAAAAGATGAGCCGGTTCGCAGCTCAGTGAGCCGCATTGCACCAAATGTTGATATTCGTGCTGATGGTGGATATGTCGTCGTGCCACCGTCGCATGTGATCGATGACGAAAAAGGCATCAACGGCAGTTATCAGTGGGTCTATCCGCAGTCTCTGGACACGCTCGATGAGCTGACAATAGCGCCGGAATGGTTGTTAAGGCAGATCCATCGGATCAGCAATGAGCCGGTCAACAAAACATTTGGAACCGGGAACATTATCCCATCTGGGCAGCGGAATTCGGCGTTAGCTAGTATCGCGGGGACAGTTCGCCGTATCGGTTGCAGCGAGGGGGAAATTCGTTGCTTGCTCCGTGCGATCAATTCTGAGCGATGTGACCCGCCGATCGACAACCAGGAAGTTGACCAGATTGCACGGTCGATTGCACGCTATGAACCAGACCAGGTCTCAACCGCAGTGGTTGAAGGCTGGGCGATGCAAGACAATCTGGAAGAAGACAACCTTCCGCACGATCCAGGTCCAATTCCGCCTGAGTTGATGAGTGTCCCTGGACTGATTGGTCAGATTATTGAACACAATTTGACGACTGCGTTCAAACCACAGCCAGAGCTAGCCCTGGCGGCGTCTATTTGCCTAATGTCAACACTGACCGGCCGCAAGATCGAGGACGACCGGGGGACGCGAACGAATGTGTACGCATTCGGTATTGCCGGAACAGGAGCGGGAAAAGAGCACGCCAGAAAGTTGAACAAAGAGATTTTGTTCAACGCAGGTGCCGAGCACCTTGTCGGCCCCGAGGGTTTCGCGAGCCATGCTGGGATTGTCTCGGTAGTTGAGCAGTACAAGGTGCAGCTATTCCAGATCGATGAGTTCGGACGAGTCCTGAAGACGATTAAGAACGCATCATCAAGCCCCCACCTAGCACAAATCATTACCGTTCTGTTGAAGATGTACACGTCGGCGAACTCGCAGTATGTCGGGGACGCCTACGCCGACACAACGAAGATCAAGCGGATTGAGCAGCCGCATGCGGTCTTGTATGGAACAACGGTCCCGGACTCATTTTTTGAGGGATTGACGTTCGACTCACTCAATGACGGGTTTCTCTCTAGGGTATTGTGTTTCTTCTCGTCCAACAACCTGCCGGAACCGATCAGTGCAGAACGCAAAGAGATCCCTGTGGAGATCATTGAGCAGGCCCGGGAATGGATCAATTTCCAGCCTGGGGGAAACTTGTCAGATGAGTTTGCGCAACCGCAGCAGGTCGTGGTGACACCGGAGGCGAGCGAGATTTTTCGATGCGTCGAGGTGACTTGCAGGGAACGCCAAGCGGAGCAGGCTGATGCGTGTTCCGCGCTGTGGTCGCGAGTCGAGGAGAAGGCCCGGACGCTTGCCATGATCTATGCGGCAAGCCGAGACGGGATCACGCCAACGGTCGATGGGGACGCGGCATCTTGGGGGGCGACACTCGCCGAACACCTGACACGAGAGTTGATTTATAAGGCAGGTGGTTGGATCACGCGCGGCCAACATGACGCCAATATCAAAGAGATGCTGCGGGCCATTCACGCCACCAAAGATCGCGGGATCAGTCGCCGAGACCTGAATCGAAAGTTTCAACACTTGCGGCGTAACGATCGGGAGGATGCGATCAGGTTTCTCACCGAAGACAGTCAGCAGGTCGCAATTGTGGATAAGCCAACCGGCCAGCCAGGGCGGCCGCCGATGGTGTACATCGCGAGAAGATATCAACAGGATATCGGGTGACATAATTCATAATCCAGGGGCAATTACGTCAATTATGAATTACGTCACCCGGTACTCTACAAAGATGAGTGGGCAACAGTGAGGGGGGCCTGGCAACTTGGGCAACCCCACAACACACACAAGAGAGAGAGAGAGACCGGGTGACATAATTAAATAATAATAATAGTAATAATATAATAATATACATTACAAGGCATGCGCACACATGTGTACAAAATCCCGTCCGAAGAACGCTAGGGAGAGCAGATGACAAACAGCAACGCCAAAGGCAAACGAGGCGAGCGGGAGGCAGCCCAACTGCTGCGGGATCTTTTTGGGGTTGAGGCCCGACGCTCGCAGCAATACTGCGGCCAGGCGGGGGATGCGGACTTGCAGACGGACACCGGCATACATTTCGAGGTCAAGAGGGTCGAGCGGCTGAACCTGTACGAGGCCGCCAGACAGGCGGAGAGCGACTCTGGCGGTGCTCCATGGGTGATCCTTCACAAGCGGAACCGGAAGCCCTGGGTGGCGATCCTGGAGCCTGAGCGGCTGGTTGAGATCGCGGGGCGGTTGGCTGGGGAGCGTGATTGATGAATTCGGAACGATATGCCAGCGTTGGCGACATGATTGAGTGCGAGCTGAACGATCCGCCGGGTAAGCGGTTGCGAGTGGTGCTGTCAACGCCAGAAGCGTGTGCTTATGGCAACGAGTTGATCGCCAATGGTAGGTGGTGGAAGGTTGAGGAAACCAACGC